GGTATTGTAGATTTGGATACCCTGCATATTGCTACCAATAGTGGCAGTACCAGATATAACAGAGCCAGATGTTGATAGACCCAATCTCATTGGGGGGTCGCTTCTGCCAAGACCCATGTTGCCACTTGAATCTATACGAGCGGCTTCCGTATTAGATATATAGAAAAGTGTTGCAGACCTAGTTAAATCAAGCGCCTTTGAAGTTGTTGCCAACCCCGCTCCATCAGACACTAAAAATCTAAAACCACTAAGAGAACCGCCGCTAGAAACCGCAGTTTGGATAATATTTTTTTCGTTATAGTTACTTGTGTAACCCGCAACAAAAGCATTTGCGTATGTTCCATCAACACCACCATTACGAGCGGCAATAGAACCATTGACATACAGTTTTGCAGAATATTGCGATGATGTATCTGCAACAACAAAATCACCACTTGAAGTTATACGGGCGCGTTCTGTTTTAGTGCTAGTTACATTGCCAGTAAATAACAATGAATCGCTGAAACCAACTTCAGTATTTGCTGACCCATCACGATATCTTCTAAACCAACCTTGAGGGCTTCCCGCTTCATTCAAAGCAAAACTCATGGTTGTGGTTGCGCTAGCCGTTCCCGCATTGCTTACAGTAATTGCTGTGTCTGATGTTTGGTCTTTCTTTGCAACAATCACACCTAAAGAACTTGCAGTCCCAACTAGCAAATTCCCGCTTGAATCTATACGGGCGCGTTCTGAGCCATTAGTATTAAAAATTAGGGCAAGATAATCTGCCCCACCATTTATGCTGTATTCATTACTGGAAGAACCAAAACGCAATGTGCCTTGACTATCGCTTCCAGTAGAAACAATTACAGGAGTTCCTGTTGCGCCTGTTTTTAATCGAACCGAACCCAAAACATCCAATTTATAAGAAGGGTTACTTGTACCAATACCAAAATTACCACTTGCGATGATGCGGGCGCTCTCGGAATAAGAAGTTCCGTTGTGAATACCAAACGCCATATATGTGTTGGCGGTATTTCCAGCAACAAGCGTAGTGTCAACAAAGCCGCCCGATACGTTGTTGTAAATGGAAAAACCTTGCAAACTGCTAGGCGTTCCACCGTTTCTGTTTACATAGAATCTTGCGGCTGGCGTAGTTGAAGTGCTGTTGTTAAATACATCTAATGTCGCACTAGGGCTTGTTGTTTTAATACCAAGATTTCCTGAGGCATCCAGAGTCATTGCCTGAGTAAAACTGATGCTTGTTCCCGCAGTTCCAGATGGGGCTGTATAAAACTGATGCTGTCCGTTTAATTGTTGATAGTACGAAGCAGTATTGGTATTGATGTATGTATTGTTTCCTGCCGCATTGACATAAACATTTGAGCCAATAGCCGCCATGTTGTTTTCAGAACGACCAAATAGGCTTGAGCCATTGCCACCAAACTGAAATGCTTCAAATGTGCTGTACCAAGTGTTAGGAGTAAATCCCAAGCCTAGATTGCCTGAAGCATCAAGCAACATTGATGGTGTTGCAGAATCATTTACACCAAATGCAATAGGGTAAGCACCAGCAGTCGTCAAATACAAAGCAGATGTAGATAAACCACCAAGATTTTTTGCTGTAGATTTCAAACCACCAATGTGATTGCCAGCAACATTAATTCTGAAATACGCTTGAGTTGAATAGTTTGCGGTATTTGTATCTGTATTTGTAACAGCAATGACATTAGCGGAATTTGCTGAAGCAGAGACATCTAACTTATAAGCAGGACTACTTGTACCAATACCTACATTGCCACTTGCTAAAATTCTCATTAACTCTGAAAAACCACCAGTTCTAAAAACATGGGTATTGGCATCATATTGATTTAATGATGTGCCGCCAGAACCGATAGTTAACAATGCACCTGCCGCACCACTATTTACACCAAATGTAGTTCCATTCCAAGTAACTGCGCTACTAGTAGCCAATGCACTTGTACTAGAAGCATAAACAACACCATTGGCTGTATATGGAGTTGCACCACCTAATCCTGTACCACCATTAGCAGTTGGCAAAATTCCTGTAATGTCAGCAGTCGATAAACTGATTGCATCCCATGTGGCGTTTGAGCCATCAGTTTGCAAATACTTGCTTGCATTGCCAGTTTGTGTAGGCAACAAAGCGTTCAATGCGGCATTAGCGGTTGTTTGACCTGTACCGCCAGAACCAATGCCAATAGCAGTTGATGCTGTAACAGTTGTAAATGAACCTGACCTTGGTGTTGTGCCACCAATAGTCATGTTGTCCATCGTACCCACATTGGTTGGGTTGATTTCAACACCACCGCTTCCTGTAGGTTTGATGTGAACATGACCTGTCCCTGTGGGGCTAATGTCAATCTGAGCATTTGCGCCATTCATGTTTGTGGAAACATCTAATGAGAGATTATTTCCACCACCACCGCCCCATTGAAGTTGAGCAGTTCCGCTTGCATTGCGTAATGCGCCACCCGCAGAACTTACCGCATCAACATAAGGTGTTGCAACCTTAGTGCTTGCTGTAATTGTTGTGCCATTTAAAGTAGTAAAAACACCTGTGTTTGGGGTTGTGTTGCCAATTGTAGGGGGACTTGACAAATTCAATGTGCCACCCAAAGTCAAACTGCCTGAAGTAGTTACTGTACCTGTCAGGGTCAAACCATTAACTGTGCCTGTGCCACTAACGCTAGTGACAGTACCACCACCATCTGTGACCCATTCCAACGCTGTAGCGCCTGAATTAAGCCCCAGGCGCTTGCCTCCATTACCCGTGTACGAGGGCAATAAGTTTTGAATAGCGCCAGCCGCAGTCGTGGCATCCGTACCACCCGAAGCAATTGGCACAGTAGCCAAAGAGATAGTGTTGCCAACAATAGTTATTGGCGAGGTCGCTGTGTACGCTGTACTGGTCAGCGGTCCTACATCCTGCACCGTGCCATTGGTGTAAGTGATTCGCAGATATTGGAAAGTCGAGATTGTCACAGGGACAATACTCACGATGCCATTACCCGCCACGCCTCTGTCGATGACGATGATTTCGGGTTGTGGTGGAGTTACTTCGCAAACGATGTTGTTTGCGTCTGTTACTGATACATTGATTTGCATGATTTCCCCTTAAATAACAACAATACCGTCTGAACGAACCAAGAACATCAAAAATATGATGCCATCGTCAGCAGGATTGCCACCACCAGCGGGAAAAGATATTTTTATTCGACCCGAAAAACAAACAGGATTAACAGCGTTAATGTCCAATTCGGGGTCGCTGGAAATCAACGACCATGCCGTGTCGTCAATTACCAATGTAAATGAGCCGTTTGCGTCAATGCGATTTGTAATCGTCAAATTTACAGGCGTAGGCGTTGGGTCGTAATTGCCAATGCTAAACGACAAGCCGTTGCGTGTGTCTTGCAGATTGCTTACTGTACGACGGACGATTTGCGCGTTGATTGTTGCACCAGTCAAATTGACTGCTGTGCCGTTGGATGTAAAAACAAGATTCCAATAGGTCGATTGGTTGTATACCAATTCACCCGTAATCAACGGATTGTCAAACCCGCTGACTTGCGTAATTGTATTTTGGCTAAAAAGTGCCATGATGATTTCCTGTACTCAGGTTGGTGACGCTCCCTACGTACTCGCGGGGGACGAAATCTTGTCATGTGTTGCGGCAATTATGCCCCAAATCAAGTCGGAGGTGTTGGCCAAATTACGTTAAACGGATAACCCGATTGCGACGGAATGTCCCGCAATTCTTGTCTATACGTTGCCCAAGCCGCTTGCTGTGCTGTTGTCAGCGGGTTGTTAGGAATTTGTGTCCAATCGCTTGCATAAAGTAATTGTTGTCTTTTTGGCAACACGTTTGCAAATGCTAAATTTTCAACTAGCACCCATTGTTTTGTAGTGAAATCAAAAACAGAATATGGGCTTGTCTGAGCAGGGATTGCTACAGCCACACCATTTTCAATGTAGTAAACAGACGAATCTATTGAACCTTCAACATAACTTTCGCCAGATTGTATTTGTGAATCAATATCATCTGTCTGAACAGTTCTTGAGATTTCGCCTGTGGCGTTGACATAAATTGTATAAATCATCGTTTTGTCTCAATTGCAAATAGTGAACGATTGGAAATGCCCGCTAATTCAATAGGGGCAGATTGTGGTTCGCTATAAACCTGAAGTCTATATGTATAAGTTGCCGCTGTTGGCAAATCGCTATAACTCATGGCAGGGTTTCTTCCACCCAACATTAAAACTGTTGAATCTCTGACAAGTCTATATTCAGGAATTACTGTAATATAATTTTCTCCATCAAACGCAAGCCCATTCAACGGGCTTCCTGATGCCGCAATATAAATTGGGCTTCCATTAGCAGTAATTGTTATTGTTTGAGCATCAACCCATGTTCCTTGTGTTGTGGGTCTAAAAACTGCACTTGTAAAAGCACTAGAAGTCAAAGTAACAGCATTAGCGTTAATGTTGTTAGTAGCCACCACATTGCCGTTAAGCGTCATTTGACTGCCGTTGTAGGAAATGTTAGTTGTGGAATTACCTAAAGCAAATGTGCCATCAGTATTGATTTTTGCACCCGCACCTGTCATGGTTGTGCCAGATACAGCAGGCGATGAACCAACAGTCAATGATGTGCCGCTAATTGAACCTGATGTAATAGTTCCCAAGTTAGCAGTAATCGCAGACAGGCTACCAACTTTTAAATTGGAAAGATAAGGCACATTCCAAACTGTTTGCGTAGTAGCAGGATTAAAAATGCCATCTGATTGGAACAACGCTTCACCCGCAGTCAATGAAGGTGGCGTTGCTTGCCATGTTTCAGCACCGCCCCATGTATTTGTTGGGGGAAATGCACCAACACCCGTGGTTGTATAAGTGGCAGGGGTTGGGTTTAACGATGTGGATGTGGATTTGGCATAACAAATACGCGATGACAAACCGTCAATGCCGTTTGCGCCATTAGCACCATTTGTTCCATTTGTGCCATTTGCACCATTCGCGCCAGCCGCGCCAATTGCGTAAGCAGTTGAAGTTGTCCAAGTAACTGTGCTTGTGGCGGTGGTTAAATTATCTACATACGTAACTTGACAACCATATAACGTAAAACCCGCGCTAGACGCGCCCGGCAATAATGACCATCCATTAGCCGTAGTAGGTGAAGTAAACGCGCCAGTCGCCCATGTATATGTTGAAGTGCCAGAAGGAAATGTCGTAGGCGTTGTACCTGCCCATCTATAAACTTCTAAAATTGCCGTTCTTGCACCATTTGCTCCATCAGCACCGGGCGAACCGGGCGAACCGGGTGCGCCATTTGCTCCATTTGTACCAGATGCTCCTGCCGCATAAGACGCTGTAGCATTCCACGTAATATTTGTAATTGCGGTTGTATTTGAATCTGCGTAAATAGTTCTGCAAATCCAAAGCGTTTGTCCAAGCACAGCCGTTGGTGGTGTCAATGACCAACCATTGGTTGTTGCTGGCGCGGTAAATTGACCCGTTGCCCATGTATAAGTTGACGTACCGCTTGGGAATGTGGTCGGTGCGGATACAGCCCATTGATACATTTCCAAAATGGCTGTGCGTGTTCCATTTGTGCCGTTTGTGCCATTAGTGCCGTTTGTACCATTGGTTCCATTAGCGCCATTTGTACCCGCGTAACCAGATGCAACAATGCTAGACAAACCCCAATTTATAGAAGTGGTTGTTGCTGTTGCTGTGTCAGAAATGTTAACTGTTGCCGCCCACAATGTATAGCCCGCGCTTGGCGCTGTTGTAATTGCTTGCGACCATCCTTCAGGGTCAGGTGTAAATGAATTACTTGCCCATGTATATGTGGACGTTCCCGCAGGGCTTGCAGGAATTGTTATTGCCCATTTGTATACTGTCGGACGAGCCGTTTGCAAACCATTTGCACCGTTTGTTCCGTTTGTCCCGTTTGCTCCGTTTGCCCCGTTTGTTGTCAATGACGATATTGTGTAACCAGTATTCCAAGCAACAGTCGATGTGGCGGTTCCTACAGTTACCACCGTGGGTTTAATTGCAGTCCACAATTGCAAACCAGCCGTACCCGGATTTGATGGGATGGTTGTTGTCCAACCGTTGCCACCTGTGTAAGCAGAGTTTGTGGCTGTTGCCCACGTATAAGTTGATTGACCGCTTGGATTGGAAGGCGTGACAGTTGACCATTGATATAACGCAACGTCAGCAGATTGATTGCCGTTAGTGCCCGGATTTCCTGTCGCACCTTGATCTACAAACACAAATTGCAACGTAGCCGTTGCGCCTTGCGACACCGTGCCCAACGCGGATTTGTAACGCACAGGCACAATAAGATTGGCTGGCGATGAAGTCATTGCCGTTGGGATGCCCCATTCAGCAAACGTACCACCGTCCGTAGGCGTAGGCACAGACAAACCGCCCGACGTGGTAATGTCACCATAACCAGTTGTGGATGATGCACCAATGCGCCATGTGTTGTTTGTAAATGCCGCGTCTGCATCTGTTTGAGATGCCACAAAATCAATTGCGCCACCAGCCGCAGAACCGTACAGTTGCGTAATCAATCCCGTAAATGCAGGAACAAGCGACGAATTACGTGGCACTTGCATAACGATTGGCGAAAACGTTGCCAAGAACGTACCCGCAACCGCAGATGTGGTTGGATTGGGTGACCAACTAAATGCTGTAGATGTTGCCGACAACAACGAAGCGCCCGATTCATTTGCAACTTTAAACGCGAAATAATACGTATCAGTTGGTAAATTTAAATCTGTAAACGCAAGACTTGTCGATGGCACAAACGGCTGTGAATTGGACGCGGTTTGTATTCCCCAAACTTTCCAATCCGATGTTGTTGGACTGGAAACGTTTGTATAAAACAAAGTAACTTCCGTCACGCGACCCGTGACGGGAATTCCGCACAATACGTCAAAATGTGGGATGGTTGCCGTGGTGTTAATGTTTGTAACCGTTGGCGCTGTCAAATTACTAAAGAAATTTGGATTTGACAAATTGCTGTTTGGCGTAGCCGCAAACGCCACAATGGAATAATCGTCATACACCGCAGAGTTGTATTCGTTTAATTCCAATGCCGCGCCCAAATTGCCATCGGGCAAAGATGCTTCGGACACTTTAATAACGCGGAACAATTTGTCTGTCCAGCCGTATGCGGAATTGGTAACGCTAATAACATCGCCAGCGTCCACTTGGATGCCGTTATATGTCGTTGAGAACGTGACAATTAAATCTTCACGCGCTTGCTCAAGCATCCTGTTTGCCAAATATTGCGCTTGCACGGAATCATTGACCATGCTCAGATTAAGCGTGTATTTGTTAATTGGCTCGTTAGCAAACAACAAACCAGAAGGAGTGTTTAAAAATACGTAATCGGATTGGTCGCGGTTTAATTTGCTTGGGAATTGCGCTTGGATTTGATTAATGCTTGAAGCAATGTCAAACGCGCTGACCCGAATTTCGCCAACAATGTTTGAATCGTTAAACGCGAACGATGCGGATTCTGCTTTGTTAATGACAATAGACCATTTGCCTGTAGCCGCGTTATATTGATTCCATGAATCGCAAGCCATCATGATTTGGTCAAGGTTTGATAACACGTCTTGACCCGTATCCATAACGCCATTGATGCGATAACGCGCTTGCGTTGCACTACCACCACTTGCGGGTTGATACGTTATTACTTGGTCAGAATACGTATTCAACGCGGTGGCTGTTGTTGCGTCCACGATGTTTGTATCCATTGCGCAACCGTATTTGGTGTTTGTTATGTAGTCGTACCAAACATCGCCCGGTTTTGCAACGCCAGCACCATTTAAATAATGCGACGCTTTAAACGTAATAGGTTGCATTTGCGTAGTGCCAGCATCGCGGTTGTAAACCATTTTGATGATTGCAAACGCCAAGCCGTTCATTTGACGACCGCTTGAAGGCCATCTTTGTGCAACAGCAATGTCTGAACCGCCCATTACGGAATTAGGCAACGCTGTTCCATTAAGGGCTGTAATAACTCCCGCTTCGTTTGATTTATACAAATAAATGTTTAAATTGCCCGAAATCTTGGTTTGTACATTTCCTGCACCATCGGTCAATGTAATGACCTTGGTTTGGTCTGACCCATCAAAACCAATTAATTGGTCTTGCCAATACATTTTGGTTGTGTCAAACGAAAATTGTCCATTTGGGCTGATTTGAGAAACTGCCAAAACGTAATACATTGTCTTTTGGTCGGTCGACAAAACTGCATCCACAAACGCGCCACCCAAATAAGCATCGCCATAAACGATTGGAATGCTGTTGGTTGTTGCTGGAGGCACTTGTTGACGTACACCATTGTCCACCGCTTGATTAGCACCCGATGCACCAAACGCACGCGTAACAATCATTGACACCGCAAAATTAATGGCAAATCTTGCCGCAAGCAATGTCATGCCCGTTAATTCAAGCCCCATTGCGGCTAATACGAGTGTTGATGGCATTTTTAATCCCTAAAGAATGTTGCTTCCAGCGGTTGATAACCCCGCTTTGTGTAATCTATCAATGGCGAGTTTGCCATAACCGTCGTGCAAACAAAATCAACTCGTTTGTTGTTCAACATTTCTTGTGCGAGTTCGTCAAATTTAATCCACAATTTGCCACCCAAAGATTTACCTCGATGTTTTGGCATTACCCACCACGCCAATTCACGCAGTTCTAATATCTTTGGACACCACACGTTGTTTGTAATAATTGCCGCAATCATGCCTCGATGGTCGTCATCAATCAAAATGAACCCGCGACCGCTTAACATTTGGAAAATTAAATGCCCAACGTGTTCCGCGTCATGCGTCTCAGTATTTGCTAAAGCGGGTATAGGCGCTTCTTTTGCGTATTCCCGCATCATCCATACCAAAACTGGAATATCGTGTCGTGTGGCTTGTCTTATCATGTTTTACATACCGTCGCTTGCGTACCCAGAATCAGATGGTGCATTTGTAGCCGATTGACTGCCTTGAACTGGTGGCGCGCCAAAATCAAAATACGTTGAAGCAATGACGGGCACTCTGTCCATGCTTGTGTCGTTTGGATAAAAGTTCTTCCACACGGATGGATTGGTTTTTAATCCGCTGATTCGATTTTGCAAAATGGTACGGAACGATGAACAACTGATGGAACAGGTTGCCACACGACTGCGCATTTGTTCATTCCAATCTTCCGTCACAGAAAAATTGCCGACATAACCTTGATAACGTTTAAAAAATTGCAACGTGGGCGATGTAATAATTTGATTGTTTGCATCAAAAAAACCGCGCCAGACTTCCACCAACGAACCTTTAATGTCCGCGCCAAGAATAACGGCAACGTTTGCCCCGTCAACACCAGTTAACGAAATGGTTAAATCACCGCTTGTGGCTTTGGTTTCGCGTTTAATGTCGCCAATGCTCAACAGGCTTCCCAAATTGCTGTACGTGGTTCCACTTACCGTTATTGGCGAAGCGGCATTGCAAAACGTGTATGTATTTGTGGCAGTTGTCAGTTTGACAAATTCGCCATAGTTAATTGATGGGCTAGATAAAGCCGCAATTGTTGTACTCATCCTATGATGTCCTCACGAAACACAAATGGAGAATCCCATTGCACAAATGCACCATTGGTCATTGGGTTAAGTGTATATGTCGGACATGATTCCGCCAACACATAAAACGTGCAAGCGCTTCCAACGGCTGTTAATGTGCCGGTGCTAGGCGTGCCAATAACTGGACGATGCAACGTCACGGAAACAGTTGATGCAGAACCACGCAAAACGTCTGTTGTTACTTTGTATGGATACAAACCCAATTGCAAAAAATCACCCGCTTTAAATACAAAATCGCTGGACGACACGGATGGCAAATTGCCCACAGTTATGGTTGTTGAATTAGCCGCAGGAACAGATGCCAACGTTAACGCATTGGCTTGAACTGTTGACAGGCTTCCTTGATACGCTGTAAACCATGACAACGTTGAACTGGCAAACGAAATGGTCTCAGGCAATTGTCTGTCTTTGTTGTCAATTGCTTGTATGACGTTTCGCACTTGCGGGTAATACAAATAATTGTGCGGTTGTACAGTAAACACCCATGGCACAGATGTAAGGTATTGCGCAACACGAACCTGACCCGAACGACTGATTTGTTGTCCAACCGTTCTACGATTGTTCACCGTCAACGATTGTTGAATGTCAAATATTGTTTGAAACGACATTACGTTCTCCCGAAATTTGTAGCAAGGTTTTTCTCACCATACTTATTAGCCGCCCAAATAGCAGTCGAACTACCCAACAGCCTATCTTCAAATGATTTGGTGTCAATTGCATTGATGTAATTATTGGTTACGTTTGTAGTGCCACCAACGCCCGATAACGCATGATTTGGAATGATTGTTCCAGCCGTGCGCGGAACAAACAATTCGGGTCCACGTTCACCAACAATGCTCGGTTGCCCAACGGCAGGATTTCCACCATCGGCATATCCGGGCATTCCCATCACCGCGGCTGGTTGTGACATATTGCCACCTCCAAACAATGATGCCAAGAATCGGCTTGCCATTGCTTTCATTTGCATTGCAAGAATGTCTTGAATAATGCTTTTGGCTAAATCTTTAAAACTGGCTTTGCCTGTACGGACAAATTTGTCAATGGCAGATTCCATGTTGCCCATTAATGAATCAAACGCTTTGGCGCCCATTTCCAATTCGGTCGGCATATCACGCAAGAACTTTTGCGCTTGTTTCATCATTCCGTCTTGTGCCGTACCATCACGCTGGGCTTTTACCGCTTGATTTTGTGCGCGTAAATAACGCTCGGTGGCATTTGCCAATGCGTTTTCTTGACTAACCAAATATTCTTTTGTTTGTTCGCTTAACAAATTGTTGCGTTGAATTTCTTTAATGTTTTCCAAACGCTTTTGTTCTGCCAAATACAAATCTTTAACCAACGAGGCATCTTCCGATCTCATATTTTGCGTGGCAATTTCAAGGCTTAAAACACCTTCTTTAATGCGCAAAGCACGTTCGTCGTTTTCAATACGCTTTAACGAATCGGTAAACGCATTGTTTTCTTTGCCTTCAACGTCCAACATAATTTTGTCAAGGCGTTGCAATTCTTGGCGATATTTTTCCAGCGCACGCAATCTTTCTTTTTCAGCCGCTTCGGCTTTGCGTTGACGTTCTTTCTCACCAGCATCGGTAACGACACGACCACCGCTTGATTTCCCAGATGTTGACGAACTTTTGTTCATCATTGCGTCAATGGAATTGCCGTATTCGCTAACGCCTAGAATTTTGTTTGAGAACCTATCAAGGTCTTGCCGAGCAATAATGTCAGCAATTTCCTTTTTGCCAAACGCGTTTTCAAATTCTTCATCGCCATAAGACGGGATAAAACTTTTGAATATTGTTGCCGTCAACTGCATTTGTCTTAATAAACCACCCAAGACAAATGACACATCAGCAATTGTTATTGCGATGGTTTGGAAAACAGTTTTAAATATAGGACCAAGCAAATTGGTTTCGCCAGCCAAACTTTTAATGTAATCAATCGTTGCTTTCAATACAGGACCAAGTTCCGTTGCCAATGTCAACATCACATTGCGAGACGTTGTTGCTAACAAATCGTATGTGTCAGCCGCGGCTTTGACTGCTTTTTCTTGTTCCTCAATAAGCGGATTGGCTTTGGACATTTTTTCCGCAAAGCCAACCATGTCCACGCCTTTAGCCGCTTTGGAAAATATTTCCATTGCTTGCGCGTTGCGTGTTATTGGGTCTTCAACTTTTGCTAAATTAGCAACTAACTTATCCAGCAATTCTTCTTGAGATAATTTGCCTAAATCTTTTAACGAAACGCCCAACATGGCGGCAGTTTTTTGGGCTTTTTCTGAACCGCCAGCGGCTTCGTCAATAAATTTGGCAAACGCAGAAAGCATTTTTCCCGCGTTGTCTGCTTTGCCACCGGAATTTGCCAATGCTTCCGACAATTGCAACACAGTACCGATTGCCACTTCATTGGCTTCGGCAACGTCTGCTAGGTCGTCCGCGTATTTAACAGCCGCGGCACTTGCGGCAACCAATGCGGTCGCACCAATCTTGCCAAACTTTTCAGCCGCTTGCCCAAACTGTTCCAGTTTTTTGCCAGCCGCTTCCAAGCCTTTGCTGAATTCCGCAGAATCTAAGCCTAGCACCACGCCCAAGCGTGCAATCATGTTAGCCATGTTTTACCTCAAACTTTGATTTGTCGAACCCTTGAGCCTGTGTCATAAACGCCAACAGGCTATTGCTTACTGATTCTTTTTGTACTTCAGGCGGCAACGGTGGATAGATGTAATCATACGCATTACCGAGGATGTTGGCTAGTTTATACGGGGGAGAATTTGCCGCCCTCATATAGTTAAAAACGCCATTTGTCAGCGTTGCCATTTGCGTCAGCAATCCGTAATTTCCAATCAACCCATCCGCATACATTGTTTGAATGTTCGCCATTGTTACGTCATCAACTTCTGAGATTGTGTCGAGTGTGTGCCCGTTGAAAATCATTGCCGCGATGCATTGACTTTTCAACGAGCCAATTAGTTTCCCCGACTTTCCTTGTATGTCGGGCTGATTGCTTCGCCAATCTTTTCTACGATTTGCAATTGCACCGACATTGGGAATTCGTCCTCAATGTCTTTGTATGTCAAATCTTCAAGACTTGCTCCATCCAATTCTGGCACAAGCAATTTAAAAAATTCTGTAATACGTGCTTCTGTAATAGCCTTGTTCTTTGCGGCTTCGCGCATTGAACGACCGTCAACCAAAATGTCGTTGTCGGTAAATTTAAATTCTTCTGTTTGATTGTCTTTAAATCGTCTCAATGGTTCTGCCAATGATTCATAAATCTGCTCAACCATTGCGTCATCAGGGTTTGTGACCTTTTTATAAATTGCATCCGATTCCGCCATCAATGGAATCCGAACTTTGAACGTATGCCCGCCCAATTCAAAGGAACGAATCAATAGATTCTGTTTATTTGCTTGATATTTTTCACCAAACGCTGAAGAAAATTTTGTCATTTCTGTTTTGCCTTGTATTGATTTAACCGCCTACCGATAATATCCCCAAGCCGTTTTGCGGTTTCTTGGGCTTGGGATTCCATTGCGGTACGCAAAAATGGATGTGCGCCATGATTTGCTGTACCGAATTCTTGCGCAATCGCGCGTGCGTCGCTTTTAATGCCTTGGAAATTCTTTGCCCGATATGCACCTACGTGCGCATCGGTTTCCATACTGGCAAGACGCTTCTTTGCACGTAATAAACCTTTGCCCTCGCTCATTTGAGCAAGTTTTTTGCCCGATGCCGTTGTTACAGCACCAATGACAGTATCGGTTTGCGTAATATATTTTGAACGTTTGTCGCGTTTGGTTGGTCGTCTTGCTTCGACTTGCAAAGACAATCTCAAACCGCCTGTATTGACGGGTGCGCGTGCTACGGCTTGTGCCAAAACGGGTTGCATTGCCTCGCGTACAGCGGGAACAAGCACTTTGCCCGTGGCTTTTTTATCGCCAATTTCATCTGCCAAATCTTCAAAAGCGGCTAGGACTTCTTTCAAACCATCAATTTTGAAAGATGCCTTCATGGTTTAAGCCGCCTTGATTATTTTGTGGAATATTAGATGATTGACTTGTAACGCGTAATTAACGACTTCTTCCGGTGTCATCTTGTCCGCATGATTTTGCGCGATTTGATGCGCAAGCGTAACCGCAGTCATGCGTTGTTGAGAAAAGCCAAACCAATCCTTGCGAGATTCGGCTTGGCTTACTAGGAAACCCAAAAGGTCGTTACTGTCTTTTATTGTCGTGGTCATATTTTATTCTTTGGTTGTTTTAGGCGCGACGTATGGGAAACGTGAAGCCAAAAATAGCAACACGGTTTCTTCTTCCGTGTCGGGTGTAGCCTTTGCCAAAGCATCAGCCACTTCTTTTGCATCCAATTCCATGCCCCTGACCATGAGGTCAAAGGGCAAGTAGGTGCTAGTCAATAAAGCGATTGCGTCTTTAAGTGCCATGATTAGGTGCTGGCAGACCAGCCGTATTGGTTACCACGTGGATGAATGGTGAATGTCACCTTGGCTTCAGCACCGGGGGCTGAATCAATTGTCCATTGGCTTACACGACCGTTAAACGCGTAGTTAACGATGCCAGTACCATCGGTTGCAGAGATAACAAAGGTGCGGTCAATCGTGCCGTTGTACGCGTCACCACGCAACAACAACAAAACGGTGTCGCTTGGGTTCCATGCGGCTGTAATGGTCATGCTTGTGGGAGCAGACTGCACGGGAATCTTGTCCGATTGGCGTGAACCAGCAACGGAGAAAGATGCCACGGCATCATCTTGACCGAATGGAGGGATGGCTTCAACAGGAACTAAGTTGCCAGAGATTGCCAAGGCAGAAACAGTTGCGTATGTTGACAAAGCCGAAACGGTCAACGCGGTGGGAGTTGCGCTGGGTTGCGCGTAAAGTGTTGCGCTAAAACCGGGCAAAATTTTGGTTGGTAAAGCCATTTGAGTTTCCTTTAAAGAGTTGAAAAAATCGTGTCTTATGTTGGAATATCTATTGTGCAATCAATGAAGATTTGCGCCAATTTATTTTCGTTGTCATAACTGTTGTACAACCATTGGCAATCCGCTTTGGCAATATAAAAACCACCATTTGCAACATCACCCAGCACACCGCTATAACCATGTAGAGATTGTAGTACCTGATTTGAAATTGTGAAACCATCTTCAATCTGTTGCGTGAAAATGCTTATTTGGAAAACAGGGCGGTCAATGCCTTTTACCGATTGATATGTACCGGTATAAACCTCTTGATGGACGTTGCGAAGCATCCATGTAATAAATTTTGGCTGTGTTGCAAAATTACGATTAAAAGCCGCGTACACAGGAACGGGCGTGACGATTTGCGACAATTGGTATTGAATTGCCTTGCCGTAATTAACAACGTTCATTTGTGTCGTCATACAGCCACCACGGGGTCGTTACGCACACACATAAATTTAACCGTCATGCGGTCGTCAGATTCACGCACGCTGTCCACGCGCCAATCAAAATTTTTCCATTTGATTGAATACAGATTTTGGTTGTCCACAATTGCCTTTGTGTTGGGCGTGTAATTCAAAGTAAATTCCACAATGTCGGAATAAACCCTGTATTTTTCTGAAATGCGAACATGGTTGTTGACGGAATGAACACGTGCGCGAGTGTCAAACCACTTGGTAATTGTGGTTGATTGCTCGCCAAACGAACTGCTCCCGAAGGTCAGTTGATTGACAGTAATGTTTTCAAACCGTGCAATTGCCATATCACATCACCAATGGTTTGTAAGGACGAAGCAAGGTGGCGACACCAAACGGGATTTCGCGCAACAACGTGTCTGACGTGTTGGAACGATTGTTGTAGATGTGCGTCAACAACATCAAACCCGCTTGTTTAATGACGGGGTACGTTGCCAAGAACGCAGAATTTTGCGTGTACGTCACCATGATTGGATTCGCAACTTCTTGATTCAACGTGTTTGGAATGGTGTTAAGTATTACACGATTGCCAGTTGGGTCGTATGAATATTGGCTTGGGTCAATGACGACAGGCGTGACATTGGACGTGGAATAAAACGCCACTTCATTAATGACAATGCTTGCCGTTTGACCGGTTTGATTTGGGTATTGCACCTCGGGCAAATCCAAATACACGGATGTGTTGTACAGCCCAAAATTGGTGTAATACACTTTCCATGTAATTGGAAGAATAGCCGCGCCAAGGTAATCTTCGATTGCCATGCGTGTAGCCAATTCAAGCGATTGCACGTATGTGTCTTGGCTTTCGTCATCAAACAGATTTAACTGATTGGTGATTTCGTCCAACGTCAACCAATGCGTGGAAACGTCCCGTGAAACTTGCTCAAATTTGGCGTAGTTGTACGGATTCCGTTGATTGGAATAAAAAGGCGCGAGGGTTTGATTCTCGACTGCCATGGTTTACACGCCTACCAAACGGATGCCGGCAAATGGGTCGCGCACGGTGCTTACAAGACGTTTTTCAGCAAACAGCGTTACAAATCCGGGAGCAGTTTGTTCCATTGCTTGTACGCTCATTTCTTCAACGTCAGCAATCGTTACAAATCTTGGCCAATTTGCCAAATAAATATTGAACTTGCCAGCACCAGTCGTTTGCATATTTGGATTTGGAATCACAGGGAAACCAAAAATGTAAACAGCCGCACCACCATCGCCATCGCCAACTTCAGCGAATTGTTTAATAGCAGTAGCGCCACCCAAGTTACGCAACTCGTGAATAGTTTGCGGGTGCATCATCCATGCTGTACCGGGCAAGTTCCAGTATTGAGCAGGGAACAAGCGAGTCATATCTGTAATGTCAGAATATGTAACAGCGGCGGCGGCTTGCGTATATGTTGCAATTGAGTGAATACCATTTGTGATTGCTGTACCACTAGAGCCGAAAGCAGAAGCGCTTGCACTAGTGTACATATTTAAGCCACGCAAACCATTCGTACCGCCATTCGCAGTAGTGGTCGAACCTGACTGGTCATTATTTAAAACCATTGAAGCGCCCTCAATCTGAGCGAATTCAAACATCAAGTCGTCAATAATTGTTTTGTCAATATTGTTAATGTCACCCATCACCGCTGTACGCACAGGCAATTGAGCAGTAATCACGCGAGTTGGCAATTGCCAAATAGAAGTCGCTGTATTAGGAGTACCGCTATCTGGCGTAAAGGTATAGCCAAAAGGATTTGTTTGATTTGCCGCATTACCAGTCTTTGCAACAAATTGAACAGCAGAACCATAAGCAGGAACAACACGCGCCAAACTACGAATTGGATTACCAAAACGTAATGCCGCAAAAGCATCATCAAAATAAGTACGACCACCAATGCCATCACCAGAGCCGGTAAGCGTTGACGCTTCGCGCAGGTCAATGTTTATTTTGCCGCCTTCTTTAATGGCTTGCTTAATACCGTCTAGGATTTTTTGGTTTGCACTCATTTTGATAATTCCTTAAAAATTAAAAGACGGGGAGCCAAAGCCCCCCATCATTCTTTTTGCTAATTAAGCGCCTGTCGCTGTGGAGCGATAACGAATAATTGCATTGGGATCTACCACGCTTGAGCAGAGGCGTTTTTCGCCAAAGAAGGTAATAAATCCGGGGGCGGTCTGTTCGTAGCGACGCAGAGTCATGCTCAATCTGTCCACGATTGTATGTCCGCGAGAAAAATCTCCGAAATACATTGGGAACAATGAGGTTGTACCGGCAGAACCACCAGCAGATGTAGGAGCAGAGCAGTATGAGTTCACATACACGTCAAAGCCCAACAACTTGCCAACGATACCGTCATACACCAGAGGAGACATACGCTCAAACACAGGCGTGCCGTTGTTGTCGACCAAACCACGGATGCCAGCAAGCATAATTGGGTTGATAACAAAGCAATTGCTTGCAGACCAGTATTGCTGTGGCAAATTGTGAATGAATTGAATAATGTCAATGTACTTCACGTTATTTGCAGAAGCAAAACCGTTGGTGGTGGTTTGGTCGTATGTAGCGATGCTGTGCAAGCCATCGGTAGATGCTGTACCAGAAGAACCGAAAGCCGCGGCAGAAATTGTGCCACCGGTGTAGGTGCTATTTGAACCGGGATAAGAATTCAAACCACGCAGACCAGACGTGCCACCGTATGCGGTAGTAGTCGAACCTGATTGGTCGTTATTCAAAATCATCGAGAGGCCTTCTTGCTGACTGAATTCTTGGAGCATATCGTCCACGACGTTGGCTTCCAAACCATCAATGTCGTCCAAAGCCGCGGTACGGATTGGGAACTGGACGTTAATGTCTTGCAAATTCAATTGCCAGATGCTGGTTGCTTCGGTTGTAGCAGAACCGTTGTTCTGGATTGCATAGCCCCAAGCGGCTCCCGCGTTGCCGGTTTTTGCTCTAAATTGGTATGTAGAACCATCGGTAGCAACGTTACGTGACACACCGCGCATTGGGTTAAGCAAACGCAGTTTGTGGAACACGGGGTCATAAGCAGTACGACCACCGATGCCAGCGCCAGAACCAGTCAAGGTTGAGGCTTCTGTCAAATAAGCAGAATGTTGGTCATCAGATTCCCACAGTTTCAATTCTGTGTGAACGCGATTGCTACCTTTGGCGAAAGAAGCGAGTTGCTCTTTAACGCGACGGTTAACATCGCCACGAACTGTTTTAGCAGGTGTGCGGATGATTTCGGGGATTTGAATGGCAGACACTTTGGCTTCCAAAGCGGCAAACTTTTCAGTCAACTCGGCTTTTGCGGATTCCACGATGGTTGCGACTTCGCTTTTTACAGCATCAATTTTGGCTTCGTTGGACACAGCGATTGCGTCAACTTTTTCCAGTACTTTATCCATAGACATGATAATTTCCTTTAAATACGTTTTTCAAGTGCCTTTGCCAACTCACGCGCTTCAAAAGCGGCAAGCAATGCGTCGGCTTCGTTTACCACCGCATCAGACTCACTCTGAGTTGGGGTTACTTCAACGAGTTTTGGGGCATCACGCTGTTCCAATACACGTTTGAAGATACTAGATGCGGTGGTCGCATCCTTTTTGTTGAGGCCAGCATCACGCAAAGCCTTTTCCAAAACTCGTGGATTCACGTGACCTTCAGCGTCAAAGGCTTCCAGTTTATGAATTTCTGCATTAGGATTGTTTGGGTACATCACGACAGACACTTCGCGCAAACCGCCTTTTGTGATTTGGAAATATGATTCGTCATCATCGTCACCGCTGACCAATGGCACGCCTTCTTGATTGACCCAACGGGCTTCTTCTGCATACGCGCCAACAGAAACACCGCCAAACATCTTTGGTGATTCTTTAAGAATTTGGTACAAGTCGTTGCCACCCACGGTGTTGGTGTACAAACGACCTTTTGCTGTCATGCCTGTTTCGTCAAACTCAAATGAGTTCCACTCGCCCATTGGCATACCGAGGTCATTGTGATTAAGGAACATTGGCAAAGGTTTGTCGCCAGAATTGAACTCTTTAGCCCATTCCATGAAACCTTCGGGTTGATAGTTGAACTTGCGTCCGTCTGCGCCTTCCCTAGCGCCCCAAGTTGTCACTCGGGCTTCCATCAT